TAAACCAATCTATATACCTTGACATTCTATATTTGTGTTTTGTTTTTAAGTAATAAAAACTTTTAAATTATTTGTTTTACATAGATTTAAAACGACAGTAATCAAAAATACAGTAATCAAAAATGTGTTGTGTGTTGGCATTTCATTGGTAAAAATAAAAAAAATAATAGATGTAAATCTTGTCAAAATTTTAATAGATATTATTGTGAACAATGTTCTCATTCTATTAAAATTCCATTAAATAAAAATAAAAATACAAATACAAATAAAAATATGAAGTTATTGTGTGAATATTGTAATGGTGAATTCAAAAGAATAAATGATATGCAATATCAATTTACCAGTGATTACAATTCTAAATTTAAATTGACACAAAAAAGAGATTTATATGGAAATAAAATAATAATTCCAAATAAATTACATATTTGTATGGAATGCTATAAATCCTACAAAAATAAATTATCAAAAAACAAATATCAATGTCATCTTTGTTCGAAATTCAAATCTGTTTATTTTGTTGATAAAACATTATTTTTAAAATTGAAAAATAAATGTTCACATTGCCAAAAAAATAAAATATATTCAGATGTAAATTTATGTGTAAAATGTCAACACAAAATAGTGGTTACATTATTACAATATAATTTACCAAAAATGATTATAAGAGACATACTTTTATATATATAAACAAAGACAACGCAGAGACAACACAGAGACAACACAGAGACAACACAGATACAACACAGAGACAACACAGAGACAACACAGAGACAACGCAGAGACAACACAGATACAACACAGATACAACACAGAGACAACACAGAGACAACATAACAAAAACAAATTAAATGAATGAGTGTAGATATTTTTTTCTTTTTATTATACAACAGATAGATCATTTCATAAAATAAAAATGTTATATGATAAAATTTTAAATCCAAAAACAAATCGATATGTTAGAGTTAATGGACGTATTGGACGTCAAATTTTAAAACAATATATTCTTGCGTTTTATCAAATGGACAAAAATAAAAATGCACTGCGTCAAAATGGTGGATCAAGTGAATTAACCCCTGGATCTGTCATACGTGAAAAATTTACAGATGTAGGTCAGAGTGCGGGTCACATGGTTGATACAGCAAAATATAATTTAGACAGTGCCGTTCAAAAAACCAAAGAAACTTTTTTTTCATTGGTGGATAAAATGAAAAATGCATTTCACGTCAAAAAAGAAGAAACCGCAAAAGCAATTGGTGGGGCCATGGAAAAAGTAGAAGGAGTCGCAGATCAAGTAGAAACATTTTTAGGTTTAAGAAGTTCAGGGGGATCAAGTTCAATTCCAAATAATTCTAATTCTAATCCTAATCCTAATCTAAAAACACAACAATTTATACCAAAATCACGAGAACAACGACAATTAGAATCACTTCAGTCATTATCCAAATCAACATTAAATGAAATTAACATGTAAGAAGAGACGAAGGGATTATAAAAGTCATGATATATTTATTAAGACCTGGTATAATATAATTCATACTATTTAAAATAAATAAATTAAATTTTACTATGTTAATTAGGTTTAATTTATTTTGTGTTGTAAATGAATTTAATGATAAATTTTGAAATGAAATTTTATCCAAATATGTCTCAATAATTTCATATGTTATGTGTGGATTTAGAGATATGGCATTCCAGTTCCATGGATTACCACCACAAGGATTGCTTTGCCCACTTGAACATTTTTTAATCCAATTTATATTAATTTTTGAATTTTCTGAAATATCATCCCAGTTCCATTTTTTTTTTGGGAACATTTCAACCCATTCAATTTTAAAATTTGGATTAAATGAAATATCATCCCATCTCCATGACTTGTTTGGGTACATTTGAACCCATTCAATTTTGAAATTATTACTATTTGCCATGTAATTCCAATCCCATGGCTCGTTCGGATACATTTGAACCCATTCAATTTTAAAATTTTTAGTAAATGAAATCCAAGACCAATTCCATGGTTTGTTGGGGTATTTTTTAACCCATTCAATATGGAAATTTGGATTTGATGAGAGTTCCCGTTCCCAACACCATGGCTTATTTGGATACATTTCAATCCACTCAATTTTGAAATTTTCATTTTTCGAAATCATTTTCCAATCCCATTGTTTATCTGGATATATTTGAACCCATTCAATTTGGAAATTACGATTGCGTGATAAACCATATTCTTCACCATAATCATCACCACCCCAATACCATTTTTCATTTGGATACATTTGAACCCATTCAATTTCCAAATTAGGACATGATGAAATTAATAAAAAATCCTGCTCATTTTTAGGGATTTTTTGTAACCATTCAATTTTAAAATTGGAGTGTCTTTGTATCATAGTCCAATTCCAAGAATCCAGTGGTTCATTTGGAAACAAATTAATCCAGTCAATTTGGAAATTTGGATTAGTTGATAATGAGGTTGGATTCAAAAAATTAATATGATCTAAATTACACGAAAAGCACCATTCTTTTTCAAGATTTGATTGAATTAAAGAAACAGTCAAATTTGGATTTGCAGAAATTCCTTCACGTCCCCAATGCCAATTTTGGTTTTGATATTTTTTAAGTAAATATTTGAGAGAATTCATAGGAAATTGTATTGGAATTATATTGGTTTTAATTTTTAAATAAAAAAGAATTCAAAATTAAATTATAATTATAATATAGAAAATCAGAAAAATGGATTTTATTCGAAAATTATTTAAACCAACTTATGTAAATGTAATTTTAAGACCATATCAAAATAAAAAAATATTGGGATTTGTTCAAAATAATAACTTTACTTTGACACAAAGTATAATTAAAAATTCTACATTGGAAGATGTGTTGGAAAATTTTAATAAATTTCGAACCCCAACTGAGCAAATCCGATTCTGTTATGTAGATGGAATATGTGTAATACCAAAAAATATAAAAATCACTAAAGAATTAATTGTTTATGTTGATAAATAAATTACATTTGGTTTCGGAATTGTTTTGTAATTTATTTATATTTTTATATCATATGTATTTTGCGGATATCAACTCAAATGCTGCTTATCACAAAAATAGCGATAAAAACATTAATAAACACGACAAAGAAGAACTTGAGTCTATTCGAAGTCTCGACATAACAAGTCGACACAGCCATCATGGTGGGCATGATCAAGAAAAAGAAGAGATTAAAACATATCGAAAAATTAAAAGTCCCAGTAAGTATACCAATATATTAAAAACAAATCAATTTCAGTTGCGAGATGATTTGAATGGTGGTGGTAAATCAAGATTGGATCGACAATCTAGATCGGATCGGTCTGAAAGAAAATCCAGGTCGGATCGGTCTGAAAGAAAATCCAGATCTGATAAAAAAAATATAATAAAAACAGTTATCAATACAAAAATGACTAAAACAAAAATTATTAAAACTGAAATAATTCGATATCCAGATAAAACTCGAATTGTAAAAACAGAGATTTTGATTAAGGATCCAAATAAACGTCATAAAATTCAAACGGAAATTCAAAATATGAAGAAACCCATTGAAACTGAAATTGTGGAATGTGAAAGTGTTAAAGCCATTCAGACTGAAATTGTTAAATTTGATGATGTAGAAGAACATAACAACAACAGAAATATAATTCAAACAGATATAACTTCGCGATCTGCAATTGAAACAAAAACAATTCATGGAAACCAAGTTCAGCAAAATACTCAATTAAAATTGAATTCTTATTTAACAAATGATGTTCGAACGATTTATTTAAACAAACGCTTCAGCAATGGAAGTTACAATTGCATTTATAATTTTTCAACAAAAAAATACAAAAAATTAGAAGATAAAATAATTATTCGAATTACCAACGAAAAAGCAAATCGTAACATTCGATCTTCTGAATTAAAAGGTATTAAAATCCAATATGATTTGTCCATTAAATCACCATTTATTGCCACTGTAATTGATTATGGAAAAGTAGTTGGTGAAAAAAATGAATATTCTATGGTAAAAAAATATGGAATTAGTTTAAAAACATTGCTTGAATCTATGCCTAAATTTACAAATATGGGTGTTGTTTTAAAATTTATGAAGGATTTTTTAACAGTAGTTAAATGTATTCATGACAATGATTATGCTCATTTGGATCTAAAACCAAGTAATATTCTCTTGGACAATATATGGAAAATTTCAAAACCAAAAAAAGTAATTGCATCATTGGATTTTGCCGTGATTGATTTTGGTGGAGCGCGGAAATTCACAGATGATAAATCACTGGAATTAGATGGTCAAATGGGTTCAGCGGCATATTCACCACCTGAAATTATGGAAATAAAATTTGGAAAAAAAAATGATATATGGGCATATGGAATTATTTGTTATTTGGTTTGTGTGCGCAAGTTTTTTTTCAAAGCAAATGGTCCAGAAATATTTATGAATGAGGATAAAAAAGAGGTTGAAAAAAATGTTTTATCAGCAATTAAAAAATTGAAAACGAGTATTTTGCCATCAAAAACAAAAAAACAAGAAAAATCGAAATATTTAGAACCATTGACAAAGGATACATTTGGAATTTTAATTGATTTTTTCAAATTAGTTTTCACAGTTGATCCAGAAAAACGACCAAATGCGTCTCAGCTTTTGAAACATCCATTAATGTCTTTTGTGTAATTATGAAAATAATTTATTTTAAATTTAATGTAATAATTATTTTATTTTATCAATTAAAAAATTTATTATGAAAATGAATCCATTTTTGAAATTATTACTTCATAATTTTTTTAAAAATTATAAAATAAATAAACACACTAAATTTATGTTGTTGTATAAACATGGATGTGAAAAACGATATACACATTGTTATAAAAATAATTGTGGCGAAAAAGTAGATAGTGTCATGAATGGAAAAATACAGACCAATGGATTTGTAATATTTAATCATTTTATTGAAAAAACAGGAACTTTTTGGTCTGGAAAATCAAATCATAGTGTTACATATTATGATATGTCACGATCTGGAATAGTTGATTTAGAGAAATACAGAATGAATAGTGAAAAATTATTGTGTAATTTGGCCATTTCAAAATTCAATATTCATAAAAATTTAGTACAGAAAATATTCCAATATTTTTAATGTTTTATATTTTTATTTACTAAAAAATGTAAAATATTCCAATATTTTTAATGTTTTAATGTTTTAATGTTTTATATTTTGAATGCATTTAACTTGTGAATTTATACTCAGCATTTATACTAAAATAATATCTTTTAATGGAACATCTTTTTTTGAACCAACATTACCTCCACCAGCATTCAAATAGATATTTAAATAATAATGATCTTTTTGTTTGTATGCTTCATATATAATGGATTTTTGCCATTTTCCACTGGATCGTCGAATCCAACAATGAGATCCAATACGTAATTTTGAGCAATTTTTATTTCGTTTGATTGCATCTCGTTCAATTTGTTCGCAAGAAAGTTCTTGTGCTTTGGAATAAAGTGATTTTGATTTTGTTTTTTCAGGTTTGGGCTTAGAAGATTGGGATTCAGAAGCACCACCGCTAAATTTTGGAACAGAAGGAGTTGATTTTTTTTTGTAAAAACGTTTTGTTGATACAATTTTATTTGAATCAGGACCGTTTTTTATACATTCCAAATAATTTTTTACAATTTGAGTTCCGATAACGGAGTTGATGGGAACAGATTTATTTGTTTCAGGATCAACAATAAACTTAAAATTCTCGTCCATTTTAATATAAATTATATTATTATTATTTTATTTAAGAATAAGCGCAATCTCGATTCTATCTTTATTGTTGGATAAGTTGATCATTTTCATTGGGATTCAACAAATCGGAATTGGAATTTGACGAATCATCTTCTTTAATATAAGTTAAAATTACTTCTGGATAATTACTGAGTAATGGTAATAAAACATTTAGACGTTTATCTATAGATTTGATTTCTTTACTTCCCTTTCGTTTATTTTTTGCATTTCGTTCTATAGATAATGCTTGGTTTTTTGTAAGATTTGTAATTTTTAAATGATAAATCCATTCTCCTGTTTCCTTAAATCTTTTTGTATATGGAGTGCCACCTTTAATAATTCCATTGTGTTGTTGAAGAATTCTTCTTGAAAAATTATTTGTGATTCCCAAATAAGTACGATTATTACAAGTGTTTTTCAATAAATATATAACATAATTTTTATTAAACATTATTTATAATAATAATCGATTTTAATGTTAAACGCACCAGCTATTTTTACATATTAGATGCCATTAACTGTGCCCATTTATAATGATTTTTTGGATCAGGTGGACAATCATTATATTCCCAAACAAACACACCACCAAAATTTTTCAAATATTTTGTACTACATTTTTTTATTTCATCGAGGGCACTTCCAAAAGATGTTGGGTCATAATTCCCAGATAACATGCCCATTACTATTTTAGATGAATCATATCCATTATTTATAATTGCGTCATATTCATCAGCAGTATAATTACCATAAAACTGACCATTAAACCAATTAATTCGTTGACCAATCTCAGTTTTATATAACTCTTTATATTTAAAACCACCCATTCCTGGATATTCATCACTTGATAGTGAACTACTCAATGGTGCCATTGTAATAATAAAATCATGACCAAAATCTTGGTCTAATTGTTGAATAAGCATTTTGACATTATCTAAATTCACACTTTCTTCTATGTCTAAATCAATTCCACAAATCATTGTGTGCGTTTGAATCATTTTTTTCAATAATGAATAATACACATCAAAATTCGAAAATAGATTTTGATATGCACCACCAGCACCACCCATCATTACCATAATTTTAATACCCATATTATGTGCGAGTTGTAGTTCTTTCCATACAGTATCAAATGTGGAATCATCTGGTGAATGGTTATTTAAATGAATATAGGGTGATCCATCATCATTTGTACCAAAATGAATGGATGCGACATAAATATGACTGACTGATAATGGTGAAGTCGAATTAAGAACATCACTTAATCCACAAAATGTTTGGTAGTAATAGATGATTCGATTATTTGTCATATTATTTATGGGATATGAAAAGATTTTTTATTTAAAAAAAAAATGTATTTAAAAACAAAATCATTATTTATTAATAATGAATTTAAATATCCCACATTTTAATATTGACAAATTTCAGGATAATCAACATGTTATTATTTTTGGAAATGACAAAGAAATTAATCAAAAACTAATTAAAAATTTATTTTATTATAAAAGATCAATCGAAAATGGTGTCGTTTGCACACAAAATCCAAAGCGTTATCCATATGTTTCAAAATACAGTATTTATTCATATTTTCATGTGAACACGATAACGGCAAATCAGTCTAAAAAACAATTGATTTTGATAGATCAATGTTTTAATTATCCATCATCTTACTCCGCCATTGCTAAAGACATTGAATCAAATGGTAAAAATACCACGGTGATTTATAATATTAATGAAAATACCGCACTTGAGCGAACCTTTACAAAAAATATTGATTGGATTTTTTTATTTAAAAATAATTATCAAAAATTTTATCAGAAATGTAAGAATAAATTACCAGAATTACGTGTATTAAAATCAATAATGGATGCGATTGATGAAAATGAAGAATGTTTAATAATTAATATTAATTCAGATCAGGCATTGGATAAGAAAGTTTTTTGGTTAAAAATAGATGATATTACCACAAATTTTAAATGTTTTAAAAAAACGAAATCGGAAACAGAAACTAAAACATCTGGAAGGACATCTAGAGGGACATCTGGGAGTACATCTGAAAGGACATCTGGCGGAATAATCATGAAG